AACTTGAATCTGAAGAGTCACTATTTTTTGGTGCTTGCCCATCTACTTTGTGACGAGCAAACCAAGGTGCCATCTTTCTTACTTTGTTATCAGAGATATTGCCATTCGACATCTCTCTTGCTTCTCTTTTAGTAGCATCAGTAAGTCCATCGCCACCAAAACCTTCTGACAAATAGTCTAGTCCTCTTTGAGCATTATTTTTAATAAACTCTGGAACATTGCTAATTGCTCTAACTTCTCCAATTGCCTCTACATCTTCATCAAGTGATATAGCAATCATTTGATCTATTGCATCTTGTTTATTATCATGACAAGCAAGAGTAGTATATGAACCATCATCTTCTTGCTTTACAGTTGCCCATGTAGAGCAATCTGCTTGCTTGTTTGATATTCCGTAAGGCATTAACCCTTGACCTCATCACTGTAAGCAGCATCAGGATTGACTGGATCAATTAGTGCTACTTGTTGTAGTTGTGCTGAAGGAAGTCCTGTATGATTTAGATCTGTAAGATCTAGCATCTTAGCAACGTCATTTGGATCATATCCAACTTGTACTAGAATAGATGCAATCTCAGCCTTTATCTTATCTCCAACAAGTGGTGCTTGACCAGCATCAATGTTTTGTAGAGGTAATCTGTATTGATCTCCAGATTCTCCAAGTGCTGATAAATCTTCGTATGATCTTACATCATTTAGTGATAAGAAGCCTTCTCTTAGTCCCTTTGTATATGCTTCAAATCTTTCTATTGTTGTTCCCCGCAAAAGTGCGTCAAGGTTAAATCTAATAAATCCATCTGACTCAGGAAGTAGTGGAGATAGTGATTGTTCTAAACGCTCTAGCAATGGACGCAAAGAGTGTTGTACAAACGAAAGGTTTTGTGCTTCAACTGATGCATAGGACATTGCTCCTTGTGTAGGATGACCTAAAAGGCTTAGTGGAACACGGAATATTCTTGCAATATCTTCCACATTGAATCTCCTGACCTCAATTAGTTGAGCGTCAGCAGCGTTTAGTGATAGTGGTTTAAATGCTGCACCACCAGAAAGAATACCAATTTTACCAGACATGTATGGTCCAGAGTGTGATTCTTGCCAGTTACGAGCAATATCTCCTGCTTGTTCTGCATTTAATTCCCCTGCAACTTCAATAACTCCACCAGGATTAGCAGCATTACCAAAATATGATGCAGCATATGTGTCAGAAGCCTGTGCAATACCAACAGACATACGGCAAGCACCAATTGGGCTTAAACCATAATGTGATCCTGGCATTCTAAATAGTGGAATGTGAAGAATTTCATTACTTGTTAAAATCTTGTCATATATGCCATTCTCTATATCTTTAATTCTATAGACAAGTGGCTCACCTGGAATAGGTCTTTCAATTCTTACTTCATTTGGGTTTAGTACATATAGTTCTACTACTTCATTGTTATCATCCCGTACCGTCAAAATAAATGCATTTCCATGAAGATGCATAGAAGTAATTACTTGTTCAATAAATTCTAGTCTTGTTGATTCTGGGTTTGGCTTATTTACCCATGCTGGAGTCTCTCCATAAACTGCTGTGTAAGATAAACGATTGCGACCTCTGCGTACATATGCACCCATTGGCAATGAAGAGATAGTATCTCCAAGTAGTCTTACGCAAGAATAAACGGTAGAAGTACGAATAGCAGATTCTGTATCAACATATGTGCCTGTATTGGCTACACCAAATAAAGGACGAGGTGGAATCAATGGAAGGATGTATTGACTATTCATATCTCTGGCTTCTTCAGATGCCTTTAGTCTTTTAGATAAACTCATTTAATTACCCTTTTCCATTAGTTAATTTTACCATGTTGAGATTGCTACTCGCTTCCAAGTATCAGTTGCTATACAAACATATATGTAATCGTTATCATATGTAATTGTTCCAACTGTTCCCGTTGCAGTAGCAGAGGCTGGAGTCTTTGTAGTTACTTGGAAATCTCCATAAATTCTTACAGATCCAAGATTTCCTCCTGCAGAATCAAACTTACCCTTGATTAAAGGTGTTGATGTATTTGAGTTAGATATGTATAGATTGTCAGAAGTTGTGTCATTTTCTCCTGCCTGACTTCCAAGAAATACATTTCGGGAACCAGTAAAATTGTTTCTTCCTGCAAAATATCCATATGCTGTGTTATTTGTTGGAGTAGTAAGTGTGGCAACTGGTACTTCAAATCCTGAACCAGTTCCACCTATTGATGCAGCAGCAGCAGTAAAAATCATTCCTGCAGCAACCTGGCTACCCTTTCCAATAAGAGTTACAGATGTAACCGCTCCTCCAGAAACAACAATTGTTGCAGTTGGGACTGTTAATCCTGTGACTATACCAATACCAGCAGGAACGTTAGGCTGTTGTGCAGCAATCAAAGCCAAACTTACTGGAGTATAAGTTCCATCGGTATATCCACTGCCACCAGTTATTGCTCCAAGTGTTAAAATTTCTGATGAACTGAATCTAAGGGCATCTCTTCCCATTGCTGTGTGGTTCGAACCTTCAGTATTTGACAACAATGCAGCATTACCAAATGCCATATTAAGTTGACCAGTTTTGGTGTTCTGCAAAGCACCCTGCCCAACAGCAGTATTAACTTGTGCTGTAGTTGCTTTAATCAAAGCGTTTCCACCTACTGCAGTATTCGCAGAACCAGTTGGGGGAGTAAAACCATCTCCAAACAGGGCATTAGTACCAATAGCAACATTTGAAGTTGCGGTTGTGGATCTTCCTAATGCTTGAGTTCCAAAAGCAAGGTTACCACTACCTGTTGTATTAGCAGCCATTGCATTAGTACCAAAAGCAACATTTGCTTGACCAGTAGTATTAGCAGACATAGTATTATTACCAAAAGCAATGTTGCTAGCACCTGTAGTATTTGCTTGAAGGGAACTAGCACCAAGAGCAAAGTTAAAACTTCCTGTAGTATTTGCAGCAAGTGTATTATTACCAATTGCTAAGTTAGTTTGTCCAGTAGTATTTGCAGCAAGAGCATTAACACCAATTGCTAAGTTAGCACTTGCTGTTGTGTTTGCAGTAAGTGCGTTAATACCAATTGCTAGGTTGTCTGCACCTGTTGTATTTGTATCAAGTGCACTAGTACCAATAGCAATATTATTAGAAGCAGTAGTATTAGCAGTAAGTGCACCTGTACCAAAAGCAATATTGTTTGCACCTGTAGTATTTACACCAAGTGTGTTAGATCCAATTGCTAAGTTATTGTCACCTGTTGTATTTGCATCAAGTGCATTAGCACCAATAGCCGTATTATTACTTGCAGTAGTATTTAAAGCAAGTGCACCAGCACCAATAGCAACGTTGCTAGCACCAGAAGTATTTGCAGCAAGTGCACTACCACCAATAGCAGTATTAGAACTACCAGAAGTATTTGCATAAAGTGCACTACCACCAATAGCCGTATTGCCGCTAGCAGTAGTTCCTGTAGCAAGTGCATTATTACCAATAGCAACGTTGTTAGCACCAGTAGTATTTAAATTAAGTGCACCAGTACCAATAGCAGTATTAGGACTACCAGTAGTATTTGAAAGCAATGCACCACTACCAATAGCAGTATTACCACTTGCTGTAGTATTTGCACTAAGTGCTCCTGGGCCAATAGCCATATTGTCTGCACCTGTTGTATTTAATCTAAGTGCACTATTACCAATAGCAGTATTATTAGTTGCTGTAGTATTTGCAGAAAGGGTTTGAGCACCAATAGCAGTATTATAATCACCTGTAGTATTAGCAGTAAGTGCATTATAGCCAATTGCAGCATTACTGTTAGCCGTTGTGTTAGAAACAAGTGCTTGACTTCCTAGTGCAGTATTAGAACTTCCTGTTGTATTGTTTGATAAAGCCTCATAACCCATAGCAAGATTATTGGTACCTGTTGTATTTAATCTAAGGGCTCGATAACCAATAGCAGTCTGTTGACCTTGACTTGTAATATTAGCAAGTGCTTCTATACCAATAGCGGTATTTTGAGCACCTGTTGTTAAATCATTTAAAGCACCGTCACCAATAGCAATGTTTTGATCACCCGTTGTTGCAGCACCTAGAGCAAAGGCTCCAAGAGCAAAGTTTGATTGACCAGTAGTCAGAAATCTCAATGCATCTGCACCAAGACCAACGTTGTTTCTTCCAGTGGTTGTTGATTCCATAACTCTAGAACCAATTGCTAGGTTCTGATCTCCTGTAGTTAATGAAGCAAGTGAATTAGGAGTAGAAAACACAAAGTTACCAGTACCAGAACCAGTTCCATTGTTAATATACATACTGCTATCTACAATCATGCCACTTGTAATTGTTGGAACTCCAGTACTCATTACAAATGTATCGCCTGTACCTGTTTGTGAATTAATACTTGATGTACCTGAGACTGATCTTATTGGTCCCGCAGTTAAATCGCCACCACCAGCACCTGTAGCACCTGTAGGGCCAGTGGCACCTGTTGTGCCTACGCCTGTAGGTCCTGTAGGACCAGTATCACCAGTAACACCAGTATTTCCTGTAACTCCAGTTACTCCTGTTGGACCTGTAGGTCCAGTATCTCCTGTGACACCAGCAGCACCTGAAGGGCCTGTGACACCAGTAACACCTGTTGGGCCTGTGGCACCAACGGGACCAGTAACACCAGTAACACCAGTGTCTCCAGTTACGCCTTGTGGTCCAGTAACACCAGTGGCACCTGCTGGGCCTGTCGCTCCTGTAGGACCAACGACTCCTGCGGTATTCACTGCAAAGATTAAGTTATGGTTATTAGCAAAGTTAGTTGTTCCAGTTCCTGCTGATGTAATTAATGTTACAGGTACTTCAAAGTATCCTGTTTGAGGAACTGGTGTTGAAGAAATAGTCCACTTCTGATAATTAGCAGAATCATTTTTGTCTTGTAAAATAATAATGTCGTTTGTCTTTAGCAATGCTAAAAAGATATCAATATCAGCACCATCTTGATTGATATGGCTAACATTGATTTGTGTTGCAGAAACCTGTGTTGCATTGTTCCAAATAACATGTCCATTTCCAGGATCTCCTGTTGTTATTGTGGTCTTTGCTTGATAATCATAATAGTTTACTGCTCCACCATCAGCACCAGTGGCTCCTGTAGGTCCCGTTGCTCCTGTGACACCAATAGGGCCAGTAACACCAGTGGCTCCAACAGGGCCTGTAACGCCAGTTACTCCTGTATCACCAGTTACTCCTTGAGGGCCAGTTGCTCCAGTTACTCCAGCATTTCCAGTAACACCAGTAGGTCCTGTGGGACCTGTGTCTCCTGTAACGCCAGCAGCACCTGAAGGACCTGTGACACCAGTAGCACCAGTTACTCCTGCATTTCCAGTAGGTCCTGTAGGACCAATGTTGCCAGTTACGCCTGTTACTCCTGTAGGACCTGTAGATCCGACTGGACCTGTAACTCCTGTAGGGCCAATGTTGCCTGTAACTCCAATAGGACCAGTGACTCCTGTTGCTCCAACTGGACCAGTTACACCTGTGGGTCCTGTATTTCCTGTTACTCCAACGGGTCCTGTGACTCCTGTTGGTCCTGTAGCACCTGCAACGCCAACGGCACCTGCAAGATTAACTGACCAAGACGAATATGTTCCACTACCTGTAAATGACGTTACTGTAAAAATTAATGTTCCTGTGGCAGATGTGTATGAACTTACATCACCAATCATCAAATTGCTTATGTTATATGCTACTACAACTGTTTGACCAATTGAATAGTCAACATCTGTATCTACTAAAATAAATGTCTTTGAGCCAGAACCAATTGCTACGCTACTTAGAGATGTTGTTGCATATGAATCTCCGTCTGCTCCTGGATTTCCTGTTACTCCTGTTGGTCCCGTCGCTCCTGTGGCTCCAATTGGACCTGTGGTTCCTGTAGGACCTGTTGCTCCTGTTAATCCTTGTGGGCCTGTCATACCTGTAGCACCTATTGGACCTGTTACGCCAGTTGGCCCAACATTTCCTGTAACACCTACTGGTCCAGTTACACCTGTTGCTCCAGTTGCCCCAACGGGTCCTGTAACTCCAGTAGAACCTGCGGGTCCTGTAACTCCCGTTACTCCTGTAGCACCTGTTGTTCCTGCACCTGTAGCACCTGTTGCTCCTGTTGGACCAACTGCTCCTTGTGGGCCAGGTGCGGTAACTGTAACAATATTGTTGACTTCATCAACTGTAACTACATTGTTTATCGCTGTAACATTAACACTAGGCATCTAATGTCACCTGATCTCTTACTGTTACATTACCTTGCATTAATCTGGTGACAACTCCACCACTAGCAATTTCTAAATCATAAACATAAAATCCGCCTGCAATTGCAGCAGTCTGTGCTGTTGTGGCAGTAAGTGCAAGCGTTCCTGTTGCTCCTGTAATCACAATTCCTGAACTTGGTGAAGACAAAGTTAGAACAGCATCAGCACCAAATTTAGGACGAACTTGCATGCGAGCAGTGTATCCAGTTAGGTTAATTGCAACGCCACTATTGTCTTTATAGACAACTGTTAGTGTGAATTGAGCCCCTTGATCCATTGTGATATTATAAATTCCTGCTATCGCCATGTTACTCGCCCTTCTCAACGGCCCATATTAAAAATGAACCTAGTGTTATAAAAGCCAAAGGAGGAAACAATGTAAAAAACCCATACGATACAAGAGATAGGCCAATAACTTCTACTATTGTAGAGTAATCTATCTTAGGCCATTTGAACTTCATATTGCTCCTTATTGTTTTTAGATTGAATAAAATCTTGCTACTGGTTTAGTTGGAACTGGTGTTGTAGCACGATCATAAGAGAAGATTGCTGCAACTGCAGCGTCAATTTTTTTCTTAGAGTTTGCTTTTTGAATCATAAGTCCTCTTGAAGAAGTTTTTGTAGCAGCGTTTGCCACATGTCTATTAAGAGCCTCATCACCAGAGTGTGTAAATGATCCGTTCATAACTGCTTCATAAAACTTTGCAGTAGCGGGAACCATGCGTTCTGCTGTGTTAGGATAACTCACGACTGGTAGCCCCTCTTCATCAAATAACATAAATGTTCTAGAATACCTGGCAGGATCAAAGACAATTTCTCTGACACTGTAGTTAGGATTTCTGTATGCATCTATTATACAGGATTCTACTTCAGCAACTGGAATCCACCAAGTCTGATCTGCTTCATCTGGTCGTTCCCAAATTCCTACTATATCTAAGTGAGGTTTTTCAGAACCAAGAAACCATGCAACTACAACTGTACTATCGCCATTAAAACTTCCGTCAAAACCTAGTATAACATCTTCTCCAGGAATCTGCTCTCTGTTCTTAAGAGTTAGTGCATCCCATGCATCGCTTGGAATCCATGTTTGTCCTGAGTCTGTCCATAGATTAAGTCTTTTAGTTTTAAACTCTGCTTCTGGTGTTAACAAAGATGCTGACTTCATATCTTCCGCAGATAGGATATCTCCATATGATGGATTAGCAATCTTCCAGTTATCTTCGTCTTTGTAATTAAGTTTTTCATCACCTTGATACCAGGCGAAAAAGAAGGAAGGATCTTCAACCTCTCCTTTTGAGAGTTGTACACCTCTTTGATACATTTGATAACATAGAGATTCTTTTCCAGAAGAGTCATACTTCGTTCCAGCAGTGGTGATAGCCACAAGCATTGGCTCTAAGCGAGCACCCATAGATAATGACATTGTGTCATAGAGTTCTCTATTAGGCTGAGAATGTAACTCATCGAAAGCCACAAATGTGGAGTTTAAACCTTCTTTTGTGAACGCTTCTGAAGATAGTGCTCTGTAAACTGTTCCTGAACTAGGATTATAGATTACATCTCTGAATGTTTGTAGTACCGCAGATAATTCTGGTTCTAACTCTACCATTCTCTTTACCGTTTTAAAAATAATTTTTGCTTGTTCTTTATCTGCTGCACATGAATAAATCTGACCACCATTTACTCCAAGCAATAACTGCTCTAGTACTAATGTTGCTAGTAGTGCAGACTTGCCTGCTTTACGAGGAATACCAATCAAAGCACGACGATGTTTTAGAAGGCCGTTCTCATCTTCTGCATATAAATTGATAAGCAGTTCTTTTTGCCAAGGACGTAAGACTAACTTTTCTCCTACATTACCTGCAATTGAATCTTCTGTAATACGACAAAGTGTCTCAGCAAAATCAATAACATCGTATCCACGACTATTTGCTAACTCAAGATCTGAAACTGGAGACAGATATGTTGGAGGCCATGATTGTATTTTAGTCTCCATGATTAACCCTTAAATGCCAGTGATAGCCTATCCTTATCAAAATCGATTTCTAAGACTTCTACTTCTATATCATCACCAATAGTAAATTGATTAGGAGTTGAATTACCCATCTTGGTTTTATGTATCAAACCAGAAAGAAGTCCCATAGAAACAAAGACTCCAAATTCAACAACACCTGAAACTCTACCTTTGTATACCTGGCCAATTTGTAGTTCGCTAAATTGAATCATCTTGTCTTCTTTTTGCTCTTGATCAATAAAGGCTTTTCGTGAGATAACCACACTGCCTTTTTCTTTATCAAATTGAATTATCTTGGCATCTACTATCTGGCCAACATAACGAGAGAAGTCTTCTGATCTATCAATGAAAGATTGAGAGGAAGGTAAGAATGCTCTTACTCCAATATCAACAATCATTCCGCCTTTAACAATTCTAGTGATCTCGCCAGAAACGATCTTCTCTTCAGAATTCCAAATAGCCTCTACTGCGTTCCATAGCATCTGTACTTCTGTTTCCTTCATAGAAAGAACATATTGTTCTTCTTCTTCAAGTCTAATGATCTTGGCATCTACCCTTTGACCAATTGATATGAGATCATGAATATCAAATACTCTCTTGGCTGATATTTCCTTCTTAGGCACAAGGGCTTCTGTCTTAGATCCAATATCAACAAGGATTCCTTCACGATCAATTTGGACTACTATGCCATTAACACTATCATCAATTGCATATGTCTTTATTGATTCATTTACTGCTTTTAGAAAGTCTTCTGGTGTTCCGATATCGTTAATTGCTACTTTGTTCATCTACTGCCCCTTGATTTATGTCGTCTTCCTCAAATATCATTTTAGCACGATTCTGTCGTTTCTCTAACAACTTATCAATGGATGTTGCTGCTCGTACTTCTGCAACTCCTAAACGAGACCTTGAAACTGGATCAAATCCCAGCGAGGTCAGAGAATCTGTAAACGCTTTGTTAATTGCCACATATGCTTTTGCATCTGCAGGCTCAGTCGAAATCATATAACGATCTCTTGCTGTTTCATTAGCATCAGACAAATGTGCTGCATTCTTAACTGACTCAATATCAGTAATAGGACTAAGCCAAGTAACGGCTATGCTCCAAGCACGATTCCATAATTCTAATCCAGACTCTTTAAGATTTTCTGGTGGTGATGGTATTTCCTTAGCCATAGGCAAGAGTGTAATAATGTTTAAATCAGGCAAAGGCCTTCCGCCTGGGTTTCCCATCACTCTTTTAAGTTCATTTGGCTTTGGCGGTCTGCCTGCCGTTGGTTGTGCCATTTTTAATTTATTTCCATTTCTACTAAGTTTTTCTGGACATATTAAGTCCAAATGTCCAATCTGGTAATATCGCTATATTATACAGGAAGG